GTTTCCGTGGGCGTATAAGTTGTCCTGCTCGGTCTTAAGCTGCCTGTGCCAGAGCAGCCTCTCAAGCAGGTAATCTGCAATCGAGAGCGAGACTATGATCCTCAGTCTACCCTCGGCGATTTTACCAACTTTGTGCGGTTCGTTCTTGATAAATATCTTAGCGAAATCGCGTACGCCATCGCGCACGGCGGCTGTGGGATGCCGCCTATACCACTCAAGCTCCTCATCGCTGAGCCCGAGCAGTAATGTAAGCCTGTCGTAAACGACAGACCAAACGAGTGCGAAAAGTGCAGGGTCGGAGAGAATCTCCTCCTTGGACTTACACCCAGTCAGCAACCACGGCTGACCGGGTCCGGAATCACTTGATGCCGCCTCGGAGCATTCAAGGATTGACGCCATACTGGCATCTACAGGTCTATTCACATATGTACGACGGATGGCCTGCGCGAGCTTGTCGAGATCAGGTGACCACCTCGAACAAGCTTGCTCGTGCAGCGCGACGTGAACACAAAGCGTGGACAGCTCAGCTCCAGCATCCCTAGGAGGGTACTGATAGGCCGGAACACCGTCTGAGTCGCAGAGACCTGGCACGGCTACAACACCATGCCCCAGCCCTATGGCTCGAACGTGCTCAACGTTAATGTCCTTGGCTTTGGTCTTGCCGGCATGCTGCACTGGCAGGCGGGCGGTAGGAATTGGTGCTTCTACGGCCGCCTCTCGGCAACCGCAGCAGCCAGTTTCGCCAGAGCGCTCTGCATCTCGGAAATCTGTCGTTTCAGCGACCCATCGCTCTCTCCAGCTGGCTGCGATCCCGACATCTTTGCAGGGGCTCGGCCATTCGCCGGTGATGGGGGCCGCGAGAAGAGATCCGGCTTTGCGGGCTTCTGCGAGTCGCTCGGCGGTGGGGCGCTTGCCGAGGAGGATGCCTGTGCACCTCCCTTTGCAGGCTTGCGGCTGCGCCGGGCCCTCTTGGCCTTCGGCGCAGCCGGCGCCGCGTTTCCCGAGCTTGAACTGGCTGACGACTCACTATCGCTCATTCCATCCTCGAACATCGATCGCCTGTTCCCGTTGACGATACCGTCCCAGCGGACTGCCTCGCTTAGCTTGTGGCGCTTCTTGCTGAACTTCCCGGCGCCCTCGAACTTAAGCCCGTCGAACTCGTTTGACTCGAGCCCGGCGGCCATGTTGGCGTCGAAGGCGTTGCGCACACCACTGCTGCCGAGGGCAACAGCGTAATTGGCGCCAGCGCAGGTGTAGAAGTGCAGCCCGATCACGCACCCGTTAGAAATGAGGGGCGAGCCACAGTGGCCAGGGGCGGTGGAGGCATGGTGCTTAATAACACCAGCCTTGATGGCCTCGGCATCCGGGCACTCGCCCCCTAGTCCTAGCTCAACGGTAAGCAAGCTCTCAAGCTCATTCTTCGTGGTCTCAGCCAAGAGGGTAGAGCGAGATGTCAAGCGCCGCTGGCCAGCATCGATGACAGGAGATCCATCAACGATGTTGAACGGGAGGGCAGCGATGGTGGCGGTGCGTGCTCTATTAACCCCACGCGGGTATTTGGCGGGCGACGCAGCGACAAACGCGGCGAGATTACGCCCGACAGAGTCGGGTAGAGCAGCACGGACCGATTCGGCGAAGGCACGCTGCTCCCACTCGAGCTCCTGCAGGTTGAGGGCCTTGAGCGCGCTATTGGTCAGGCGCGCTCCGCTCGTGTTCTGCAAGCTATACTCTATGGTGGCAGTGAGCCTTAGCAAGTGGGCAAGGGCTTCGATGTAATATGTGGTTCTCCCCCCCTGCGTATCGCTGAAAAGGACGAAGCAGCCGACAGGCTTCGACGATCCCTCAGGCCACAAGAAGAGAAGTGGTTGCGCCGTCGCCTTGACCGGTAGCGACACATCCTTCTCCACAAGCCCCTCGAACTCGCCGACGGGGACCTCCTTGCGCTTAATCAACCCATATAGATAGGCGACGGCGCTGTTGAAGTGCAACCCGACAGACAAGATCATACTGATCCCGGTGACCTGGAGAAGTGCACCGAGGGGGTCAGTGAAGTACAGATAGATGACAATGGCGAAAGATGGGATCTGGACGAGCGCCGCGACACCTTTTGCGACGCGGAAGCCGTCATGCGACGACACCACGTCAACAGCGTGTTGCACTATTTCGCGATCACCGTCTCCCATCTTGCCATCGTCCGCTCGTTTAAGGGCGGCGCCGACCTTGCGCAGGTAGGCTTGCGGTTCGCATTTCTCGTTATCCCACAGAATCACGCGCCCATTGATTAGAGTGTAGACGTCGCCGACCACCATGCCGAATGCATAGCAGGTGGTGGCCGCAAGGGCCAGAAGGCCTCCCAGCAGCGCGATCACCCAGTACGCGAGCGGATCGCCCTTGAGCGTCTGCTCGACGAGCAAGCCAGCGAACTTGGCCGTCTCGTTAAGATTAGGCGTGAACGGCTGACTGCTCATGCAGTCGGTCATGTTGCACAGCTCGGCGGCTGATAAGCGGATGGTCTCCATTTCGCGAGACGTTGCGTGTGACAGCAAGTGTTA